ACTTCTAATATGAGCATCGCGTTGTTGCGCGAGTTTCATATTTTCAGTATTTTTCTTCTTGTGACCATTAAGGCCGGCGCGCCAGTTAGAATATTGTTCATCAGTCCATTGGTCACGGGTATTACCGCCGTCACCTTCTTCTGCTACAATATTAAGAAATTCGTCGGACTCAACAATGTTAAACATTTTGGAGAAAATCAAACCGGCTTCTTTTAATTGTTGTTTACAGTCGGTCTTATATATAACTCTGGTTGTAACATTATAACCATGTTTGTTTATATGACGTTTCCAACGGGTACCAGAACCCTTATAAGTATACGGGTCGGATATGGTTTTACCTAAATACTTTTTATTAGTATCGTTGTGAATCTTGATATAAATATAATTCATAGCTGGATATTCCCTTTTGATATCTAGAGTAAGTGGGTATTGCCGTACCGCGACTTACACTTCTATTTATACAAACTGAGTTTTTTACTATGGAACTTAAAGAAGAATATTATATTAAAGTTTTAGACTTTTGTAAGAGTCTCAACATTGAGGTGCCTGACAAAAAAGACACTGAAGCTTTGAAAGAAATTATTAAACGAATGAAGTCAGTCGGTTTGCTATGAATATGACGTACTACTGAGAGATGACTATTATAATGCTTTGATTATGTGTAGAATCAATGCATCGCATTTGAAATTCAATGATGAAGAGGATGAAGAATAATGCAACTGTTTATTCATGAAGTAATTGAAAAAGCAGCCTCTGCCAAGAAGGTAGATGAAAAGGTTGCTATTCTACAACAGTACAATTCCATGGGTCTACGTGATATTATTAAAATCACCTATGATACACGTATCCAATGGCTTATACCCACCTCAGAGGTCCCGTACGAGGCTTCAGAGGAGCATAATTGGGCCACTAATCTGCTAAAAAGTACTAAGAGATTGCTTCATTGTATTGCACCAAATGGTAACAATGTTACACCAATTAAAAGAGAAAATTCATTCATCTCTTTGCTTGAAGCTATTCATCCAAAAGATGCTGAACTCTTGGTAAATCATACATTACCACAAAAGCCTTTTAAAGGTCTGACCAAAGCAACTATTATTAAGGCCTTTCCAAATCTAGATATTCCAAATTGAGTATAATATAAATAATATTGTTAACACATGAAAACAAAGGGAATACAACCTTTGAAATATTAGACGTCGAAAACTGATAAGGCCAAAAGTTCTTGCTTATTTTAGCTTGATCCTTTTGGTCTTTTTTTATGTTCAATCATAATTAAAAGGATAGCAAATCCATGATGTTTACTCAGTTAGAAAGACTTAAGAAAGACTTGCAAGAACAGGAGCATTACAAGCGCCGATTAATCAAACAAGGTCGAACTAGTGCAGCCAAACGCATTAGTGACAAACAAGACTTTCTGAGAAAACATATTGAACAATTTGAGGAGACTATCTGCTATCATTAAATTATAAAAAGGCCGCTAATCTTTTAGTGGTCTTTTTTTATGTCTGACTCGCATCTTTTTTGTTTACATATAACTAAATCTGTGATATTAATACTATTGTTCTTCCCGGACGGGGGAGAATATAGGTCAAGAGTGACAAAAATGTTACAGCTATAAAAATGTGAAAAATAACTGTTTACATCGATGTCTATATGGACTATATTAATAATGTAAGAGAGATTAATGACTCGATTACATTTGATCTAAATTATGAATGAAAGCGAACTAAACAATGCAAGCTATGATGAATGACTTTTACCTTCTCGTAATCCAGACTATTGACTACTTCTATGTAGTTAGCAATAACATTGCAATGGTCTAATAATAGGAAATATAATGGAAGCCCTAATCTTTTTTCTGGCCGGTATAGCAACTGGCGCAGCCGCTAATTCTCATACTCACGAAACCGGTACTGTTCGTTCCAGTTTAGTAGAAGTTCCTTTGTATGATAATTGCGACACTTTTGAAAATAATGATATTTACCGTCTTGGTAACTTCATTGTAACACGTGACCAACGTACTGAATCCCAGCATCTCGAAGGTCTGAATTATTTCCGTAATAAGTACGGTAAGAACGCATTTAATATGTGTTATGACTTTTTGTTAACTGGAGACTAAAATGAAAAACGGTGATATCGTAACTGTTGTTACACCGACCGGTGAATATATCGGTAAACTCGAAAATCAGAATGGTGACAAGATTAATTTGTCTAAGCCAATGACCGTGATTGCATCTCAGCAAGGTCTTGACTTTGCACCTGTTCTTGCAATGACCGGTAAGCCAAATCCATCTAGTGTTTGTTTGTGGAATGTTGTTCTTGTAACTGAAACGGATAGTGAAGTAGCCGATCGTTATAAGCAGCATGTTGGTGCACTGATTACTCCTAATTCTTCTAAACTTTTGGTATAAAAAATGAAAACGCTTATTGCCTCAGCCATTCTTGGTATTGGCCTACTCTTCCCTTCTGTAGCAAATGCAGAAGTATCTAACAAAGACCTGTATGAAGCGCGTCTGTTCAAAGAGATGGGTTATACCACCTTTGTAATGGCGGGTGTATCATATGGCTGTGGTAAAGCAGTTCAACCTAATATGAAGAACTGGTTAGGCTTTGTACGTGAATGGCACCTGGCTCATTACGATGAAGATGCCACTCGTGAAGATACCCGTAACTGGATTATCTCCAAAACTGCTATTGATTTCTCTTATGGTGTTGCCCTGATTGAAAAAGAAGGCTGTGATGGTTTTAACGATTGGGTAATCGATAATGAAGGTGTAACCACATTCACCGGTTCACTACTTAACCTTTATCAGCCAAATGATGGCTATCAATACGGAGCGTAAAATACTATGTCATTTCCTGGCGCGATTTCCCCATATATGATGCCTGATCTAAAAAACAAGGTAATCCTCACTGATTGTGATGGTGTTCTTCTTGATTGGAAATACGGTTTTTATCAGCACATGGCTTATTATGGTCTGCACGTTAAAACGCAAGACAGCTATTCAATAGCTGATCAGTTTGGAATTTCCAAAGAAGAAGCCGATATGCACGTGCGCATTTTTAATAATAGTAAGTTTATTTCCAGGCTAACTCCGTTTCGTGATGCAATCGCTTCTATCAAATACTTGCATGAAAATCACGGTTTTGTGTTGCACGTAATCACTGCTTTGTCAACTGAACATGAAGCATATGAAATGCGGTTACAGAACCTGCATGAAGTGTTTGGCGCTAATGTAATTGATCGCCTGGTTTGTACTGATCCTGAGCATCCGGATAAAACGCCTTTCCTTGATGAGTATAAAGACACCAATTGTATTTGGGTTGAAGACTCACCGAAGAATGCAATCGCCGGTGCTAAATTGGGTCTGAACACGTATTCAATTAATCATTCACACAATGCAGACTTTAAATATGACGATGATTTAAATATCGAATGTGTTGATGATTGGCAAGGTATTATTAGTCATGAAGGTCTGTAAAAAACTTTGTAAGATTGACACTCAGCGTAATCAATGTACTGAGTGTCATCGAACTATTGAAGAAATCAAAGAAGCCCGTAAGATGGATATCTGTGATGGTATTTCAATCGAGCCACCTTTGACAACCGCTCAATATGAAAAGTATAAATAGAAGTACTAATCAATTATAAACGGAGAGTATTAATGATTGATGCACGTACTTGGTTCGATAGACTTTTTCCAGCATTTATGACCGGTTGGAAAACTTACCTGGCACTCGTTCTTTGGCTGGGTTGGACAATGTTTGTTGCTCCTGCTGTTCAGCTTGAAGGTGCTACTGACGTAGTTGAATTTATCCTGGTTGCTTTTGGTGGCGCATCTGTTGCTTCCAAGATTAAGCGTTGGGAAGAAGTTGTTACTGGAACTAACTCCTAAATATTTTACAAATAGGGACTTCGGTCCCTATTTTTTTGTTTACATATCTGATGCTATATGGTAGTATCTAATTATGAATATATTTACATTATCTACTGATCCCGTACTCGCAGCACAAGCTCAATGTGATAAGCATATCGTTAAGATGCCACTTGAGTCTGCTCAAATGCTATCAACCGCACACCGTGTCCTTGATGGTACTTTGGTAAAACGTCCTTCAAAATCTGGTAAAAGAATAGTTAACTATTGGGATTTAGATTCCAGTATTAATGACTTGGTGTATGCACCTGCTCATGTCAAGCACCCTTGTACCATTTGGACTTGTGAGACTACCGAGAATTACGAATGGCATTATGAGCATTTCATTGCATTGTCTAATGAGTTCAAACACCGTTATGGTAAAGAGCATTTGTCTTTTACCAAGTTGTCTGAATTCCTTAAGAACAAGCCAAAGAATTTAAAGAAGGGTTCAATAACTCCTTTTGCTCAGGCAATGCCAGATGACGTCAAGGATTCTGATCCTGTTGTAGCTTATATAAATTACTATACTAAATACAAGCGTGAGATTGCTACGTGGAATCGTGGTAGACAACAACCAACCTGGTGGAAATAATGCCTTCATATACACTTGAAAATATGGACACTAAAGAACAAAAAGACGTGATTATGTCTTGGTCCGAACTCGAAGATTTTATTAAAAAGAATCCTGAATGGAAACAAATACCTGGCGCACCAAAGATTATTTCTGGTGCAAAGGGCGTACATTCACAAACCTCTGATGGTTTCCGTGATGTACTTCGTGGTATTAAAAAAGCAAATCGTGGATCGAACATTTATGTCAAATAAGAAATATAAGTTGGAAGATATTCAAGAGCTTGAAGGTCGTACTAAAGCTCAAATGTCTGCCATTGAAGCATATGAAACAAAAGACAATATCGGTCTATGTCTAACTGGCTCTGCAGGTACCGGTAAAACATATCTGGGTATGTCACTAGGTCTTGAAGATGTTCTTGATCGTGATACACCTTATGACAAATTGATTATTATTCGTTCCGTGGTTCCTACCCGTGAAATGGGATATATGCCTGGAACTAAAGAAGAAAAAGAAGAAGTTTTTACACTTCCTTATAAAGGGATTTGTGCTGAGCTTTTTGGCCGTGCAGATGCATGGGATAACCTAATTAAGTCTTGTACTATTGAGTTTGAATCCACGTCATTTATTCGTGGTGCTACTTTTAATAATGCCATTGTACTTGTTGATGAAATGCAAAACCTTAACTTTCATGAACTTGATTCTGTGATTACTCGTATTGGTCGTGATTCTAGAATTATTTTGGCAGGTGACTACTATCAATCAGATTTTCGACGTAAGGATGAGAAAGACGGAATCGCGTCTTTCCTTAATATCGTTGAAGAGCTCAATCACTTTGAAGTGGTTGAATTTACTTGGGCGGATATTGTTCGCTCTGGTTTGGTACGTGATTATATCATGACTAAAGAACGCCTAACTCAAGAAGGGAAACTTAACTAAAATGGCAAAGTACGGTCGTTTTGACCCACGTAATAAGCGTCGTGGCGCTAATCAAGAGAAGAGTTCAATTGATAGCCTACGACGTAACCTGAAGACACAATACGAAGATACACGTCGTAATGCTAAAGTAAACGCGCGTGATTATGACATTGATTATGAGGATGATGAATAATGAGTATTCCATGTGCTAACTACATTGTAACAAAAGACGGACAAGTTTCTGGTCCGGGTAGACTTATGAATATGAGCTATAGTGCGCCCATCGAAAGTCCTGAATACCTAAGCAGACATGCAATTAGCTCCGTTGAATCTTTGAAGAAGGATTGGGATAGTATGCCTATGGGTTTGTTTAATCGTGACTTTCCGGGTGTAAATAGCCCGGATAATATTGAATATTTGATCTATGTACATGCGCCAGAAAACATGTATGGTCCCAATGGTGAGATTGCGCCGAACAACATGAAGGATGAAGACTAATGATTGCTGGTAAAGTATGGGGACAAACAGAACTGGTTGAAGCCAACGGTTCTCTTGAGTTCCATCGTATTGAAACTAAAGCTGGTGGTGTTTGTTCTAAACACCTACACGAGTTTAAGTGGAATGGCTTCTTCGTTGAATCAGGTAAGCTTCTCATTCGCGTTTGGCAAAATGATTATGACCTGGTTGACGAGACTATCCTGGGTCCCGGTGACTGGACGAAAGTTAAGCCGGGTGTTTATCACCAGTTCGAGTGTCTTGAAGATACTGTTGCCTTTGAAGTATATTGGGCTGAACTGAATGCCAATGACATTAAACGTGAAACTGTAGGATATACACAGTAAAATTAGGGGGTTTACATACCCCCTTTTTTATGATAATATATAGTATGATATAAGTGAAAAAGGTTAATCATGTTTACTAAACCAAAGTCCGGCAACTTCGAAGCCGTACATCCTGGTCCTGAGCAAGAAGGTCTTAATGAACTTCTTGGATATGATACAATCCATGCAGAAACAACTTCAAATGGTCGTACATATTCAGTACCTAATTCTAAACTAAAATTTCCATCCATTACTACTGTACTTAGTGTTAACTCTGCAGATTCCATTGCAAAGTGGCGAGCTAAGGTCGGTGAAGAAGAAGCAAACGAAATTTCTCGTATTGCAACAACACGCGGTGAACTATTACACGAATGTGTTGAGCGTTATGTCTATGGTCTAGATTGGACCGTCGGATATAACGGTGTTGCCTACCTGCCTAATATCGTCGGTATGGCACAACCTATCTTTAAATCTTTGGATGACCACTTGGGCAAGGTCTGGGCACAGGAAGCTCCTTTGTATTCAACCCATCTTGGTATGGCGGGTCGTGTTGACCTTATTGCTGAATGGGATGGTAAGCTTTCCATTATTGACTTTAAGACATCCAAGAAGCCAAAGAAGTATGAGTATCTCCACAATTACTTTATGCAGGAATCTGGTTATGCAGTGATGTGGGAAGAACGTACCGGTATGCCAATCGAACAATTGGTTACCATTATGACTATTGATTATGAGCCCGAGGCCGTAGTATATGTCGAGCATCGAGATAATTGGATTTGGAAACTGATTGAAACCAAAGAAAAATATGACAATCAACAAACAGCACTTTTTTAAGGTAAAAGATAATATGAAAAATAATATGCCTGCACTTGATCCTTTGGGTATGATGCCATTTGGTCAGGTCGATCCACGAATCTATTCTCATAAACCAGCAATTCATATGCACGATCTTTATCTGGTCGGTCCAATTGAATCTGCAGAAAAATACTTGCAATGGTTTGAATTGATTCGTACGGCCCGTCCTAATGATCAGATTACCATTCATATCAATTCTCCAGGCGGCGACCTTTATACGATGCTTCAGTTCATGCGTTGTATGCGTGAAAGTAAGGCAACTATTATTGGATCGATCGAAGGTGCTTGTATGTCAGCGGCAACAATGCTTTTCCTTGAATGTGATTCCTGGCAAGTTACCGATCATTCATCCTTTATGATTCATGACTATTCTTCCCTGACATATGGTAAAGGTTCAGAACAAAAAAAGCAGATTGAATTTGAGACTCCTTGGTCTGAACGTTTGTTTACTGACATCTATAAGGATTTCCTTACACCAGAAGAAATTGCTTCTGTTCTATCAGGGATTGATATTTGGATGGGATCAGAAGAAGTTATTGAAAGACTTAAAAAGAAAACCGAGGCAGAAGCTCAAGAGGATACCGATGAAGTTCCTGATTTTGAGAAAATGACAAAGGCCGAGGTTATTAAATGGACTGTTGAAAATCTTGGCGAGGTACCGACAATTACCAATAAGATGACAAAAGCAGCCATTCTACAAGAGGTTCTGAAGCTCATCGAAGGGTGATAAATAAGGGGTAGGCAAAAGTCTACCCCTTTTTATTTTTAGAGTATTTTGATTATGAGACAAGACAGAATTGATTGGATTAAGTTCTTAGTTTATCGTACTGACTATGAAGAATATATTCAAGAAATGAATTCAATACCAAAACGGTATTTGGAAGGAACGATTGAATCGATGAGTTGGTTCCTTAATACCGGTGGTCGTACAAATAGATTTAAAAAGAATTTTAATAACTTAGTAGAAGTTTGTCAATTAGGATTAGAGATTAAAGATGGCAGTTAACCCTGATACACCAATTTTGAATACAGACCCATTTAACAATCTGTATTACGATAATAAGCTAGTCAGATCGCATCTCAATCATGACTTGCGTGACCCTAATTATTATACTGGCGTTGGAACTATTACATATGGTGCTATTGCCGATAATTTGTCTGATTCTGGAACTTCATGGGATGAAGATAACACTGGTCTTAGAGACTTATTCAACCAACTTAACTTAGATACTAGATCATGGCCTGATGGTTTTGTAGATAGCGCAGGTGATCTATGGACTAATGTTCCATTGAATACTAAAGGATATACTCTGTTATTGGATTCCGATGGTAAGCGGGCCATATATGGAGTTATGCCATTTTACAACACATCTATAGTTGATGATAACGAAAATTTGCCTTATCCGGATATGGCAAATTTTCAAACTAATTTTGGAAGACGCTTACCATATATTCATGGAATTCTTTATCAAGGTAATGTTAATTCAAGTTCCAGACCGATTAATGTTTCAATAAACTATAGAGCATCGGAATTGGGCATGATTACTACTTTTTATGAAATTAAAGATATGCTAATTCCCGGTGATATTATGACCGGGAAGTGGTCTAAGCCATATCATTTTATTTCTGGTGAGCCGGGTAGTGGTGCTGGTAATTATACAGCTTCACCGGCTCCTTTTCAGAATAAAAGAAGCGTGTATAATTTGAATGAAATTATAAATGATGTCGATCTGATCGGCCTTTTTCCATATAATTTCAGTCCGATAACTACACAAAACTTACTAAATATGCTAGACAAAAATGTCGACACTGGACCTTCTGCAGGTGGAGATACGTTGTATTTTAATTTTAATAAAAGCGGAACTAAATTATATTATATTAGATCGTTTATACAATTTGATGCTAATGAAAGTATTTCATATAAAGGCACCACCCGTACGTCTGCTGCTACTAAGTATTATACTTTTATTGATGGAGTTCGACCAGATGCTACTCATTCCGATTATAAAATCGTATCAATTATGAATGTGTTGCATCTAGACACTCCTTGGGATATTACATCTATTTCAAAACACGAAATGAAAGAAGTATTTCCTGATAATAGAGATAAAATTGTTGCAGCATTTTCAGTTGATTCTGATGAAAAAATTAAAACTCTATCTAGATATATTGGAGTAGGTGAAGAAGCTGGCGGTGTAAATGATAGCGCCGTTGGGTATAATATGCCGGCCATTGACATATTTGAACCGTCATATTCTTCTTCATTTAGTTTGAATTATATTAAGTCTGAATATGATCCAACAACAGATGGTTCTCTTGATAGTGCTTTTGACCCAGTTTTTTATAAAACCGATCAAGCAGATATTTTGAATAAATCAATTCAATCTAAATTTTTTATCGAAGATAGTTCAAAAACTAATGAAACTTTTTATAAACACGCTATTGGTCGTGAGCATCCATTAGTGACTGAAAGCAGACTAAATAATTATAAAACCCATAGTGGTGATATCATTGGTGCTGACGGAGTATGGCCGGGTATTGATTCTTCGTCTGAATGGACTTTGATTAAAGGCGGGTATAGCAACGTAAATGACAAATATCCCGATTTATCACTTGCGTACAAAACAGTGTCGGCCATGACCGATTCGGCC